GCTCCAGCAGCAAGGGAATCTTCTCAGGTAAACATTGCTTCTATATCTTATAAGCGTGGTGAGACTGTTCGTGATACAATTATTTCTAACTTTCGGGAGGCAGCATGAACGATATGTTATATAAAAAAATAGAGGAGCTAGGACTGTCAGTACGTTGCATAAATTGTCTCCACTCTGTGCGCATTACTTTAGTTAGTGATCTTGTTAGGTTCACAGAAAAACAGATTTTAAAAACTCACAATCTAGGTAAAAAACAGTTGTCGGAAATAAAAGATGCCGTTGCTAGGTATGGACTAGAGCTTGGTACTTATGTACCTGATGAAGAGGGCACAGTAAAGATTGATACCGATGCAGAGTACGTACTTGAAGCTTACTGGTGGGAGCGCAAGCTAGTAGACAATGTAGTTAAAGATAAGAAGAAACACATGCTAGCTTGTATAGCATGTTATAGGGAGCATGAAGATCCTGATAGCCAGCTTGAAGAAATACTAGCATTAAAAGATGCACTTATTCATACGTACCGCTTTTACCCTGAGGGTGAAGTCTGTGTTAAGTTAACTATTAAAGAGGAGTTTGTGAACGTATGAAAAAGCAGGTTAGATTTAAGAACAATCCAAACCTAACTGTCGTCGAAGAAAAAGTAGCAAGCCTTTTAAAGCTTGGGCATACTGACCAAGAAATTGCAAGCATTATCTACTGTTCTCATCGTACAGTTAAGGCTCATGTATACAATATAAAACAAAAGATGTTTGTTGATAACAGAGTTTTACTAGCTTTAAAATTACATGGAGTAAAAGTATGAAATTTAATATAGACTGGGACACAGTAGAAGGAATAGGAACAGAGTACATTAAGCAGACTTACGTTATTCTACTGGAAATAATTCAGGGCCATGATCCTGACAATAAAAAGCACCAAGCAGAGCTTATGAAGAAGGTTGAATGCTTTGAAACTGTTTTAAAATACATACTACCTGAAGGAGAATCACATGCGTTTATTGCGAGACAAAGGCAAAAACATCTTAGCCAAATTGACCTCTTTAATTAAAGGGGTTTGGGAAGACATGACAGCAGGTGAGTTAACTGAGAACGAAAGAACTTATATTAAAACATCTGGCGTTATACTTTTATTATTTTTTTATGTATGGGTGACAGCATGAAAGTAGAATTGATTGACATGATGGGCGGGGACTTGACTGTTGTAAACAGTGCCAGAGTTTCCTTCGATAAAATAGCACTGAAGTTTAAGGAGTCAGACCAGAAGTTAATTAGATACCTAGCAGCACACGACCACTGGACTCCCTTTGGACACGTCCAAGCACAGTTCAGGATTAAGGCCCCAGTCTTTGTTGCAAGGCAGTTGGTTAAGCATCAGGTCGGCATGGTCTGGAACGAGACGAGTCGTAGGTATGTAGATAGCGAGCCAGAGTTTCATGCCCCTGAAGCTTGGAGGAAACGTGCGCCAGATAAGAAACAAGGTTCATTATTAGAAACATTTACAGGCAGAGATGAGGAGCGTTGGGACACAAAGTATTGGGGCCTCATGGAAACCTGTAAGACTATCTACGATAACATGATTGCTTCTGGTGTAGCTCCTGAACAGGCTCGTATGATCCTACCGCAGTCTATGATGACTGAGTGGATATGGACAGGATCACTGGTTGCATTTGCTAGGGTAGTTAAGTTAAGATCCAGTCCTGATGCACAGTATGAGTGTCAACATATTGCAAAGAAAATTAAAAAAGAGTTGGACAACACCCCACAAGTTGAGTATTCTTGGAGAGAATTATGTCACTAAACAATAGCGTTTTCGTACACAACACCGCTACAATTAAAATTGAAAGATCTTTAGCAGGTGAGAGCCAATCCAAAAACACTTGGGACATTACGATAACAGATAACGAAGGGCAGACTGTTTCTATTTATTGTTGGGGTGATGATGCTATACTTACTGGAGATTTTACAGGAGAAGGTGTATGACAGCAGACGAGGAAGGTTGGATTGAGGGCATGGCAGACTTCTATTCAGCAGTAGATGACGCATGGGCTTATGCTTTTGTAATGAGCTTAGGCACACGTACCCCGAACGACGCAACAAAACAAAAGTTTATTGAGTTTGTTTCAGATACCTTGATGAGTGTAGAAGGAAATCTTAATTGTAAAACTGATGACATCATCAACATGATCCCTGACTTCATTGAATACTTAGGAGACTGGTAATGTTTGTAGAAGATATATTGAAATTAAAAGATAAACTTTTAGATCCTAAACGGAGTGACGAGTTCAGGGTTCCGTTATACTTAGAAGGTTGGAGGTACTGCGATGTAAAAATAGGAAGTAAGTTATGCACAGTTAAGCCCTGTGCTAGAGGTAAGGTACATAAATATTCAGTAAGAGGTATCAAAGAAGAACTCAGTCAGACTTACTGGAGCGCTGCTCTTTGTCATGCAGGACGTAAAGGGAAACGACCTCGCAATTGGAAGCAATTATATGCTTGACAAACAATAAAGCAGCTGTTAAAATTTAGATTCATAAATCATAGGAGAAAACAATATGGCTATTGTTAATGGAGTTGCTTACTGGGCTAGTGTTACAGCACCTAACACTACTTACGAGCCTTGCTATACTATCAATCTTGTAGTATCTGAGGAGGTAGCAGATGAGTTTAGGAGTGCTGGACATACCGTTAGGGATAAAGAAGAAGGCCCTACTATTGTGTTTAAACGTAAGGTGCATGGTCCTAATGGTATGATTAGGAATCCTCCTAAACTTATTGACCGTTTCAAACATGAGATGGACTGTCAGGTTGGTAACGGTTCTACTGTACGTGTCCAGTATAAAGAGTGGGAAAGTAACCGACAAGGTAAACTTTGGAAGGGCTTAGATTTACAAGCCGTCCAAGTTATTGATTTAGTTACTTATAGTAAAGGTGGTCTAGATGAGTTCGATGTTATTGAAGAGGAGGTAGATGAATTATGACACAGTTTACATACAAAACTGACAATGGTTTATACAATGTAGAACTGTTAGAAGACCAAGCTAAGATTGCTTTTAATTATTTAGCAGAGGTTGAAGCAGAAGTTCAAACACTTAGCAAACGCATTGATGTATTAAGGGCAGCTGCTAAAAGTTTTCATGAGGTAGTTCAAGAAAACTTAACAGACTCTGCATTAATAGATGAGAAAGAAGAGGAGGAAAAACAAGAGTCTTAATTAACGGGGGTGTAACAGCCCCCTTTTTTTTCATTAGGAGTTAATATGCCGTTCGTTATTTTTCGCAAGCCTTGTCCTGAATGTGGTGGTAGTGATCCTGTCCAGATAAATGACAATGGATCAGCTAAATGTTTTAGTTGCCAAACTTACTTTAAAGACTATGAACAAGCTGTTAAAGGAGGAACAGTTAGTGACTTTAAAACTTATAAGAACAATACAATGAACACAAGTGAAGGAGAATATATAGATCTTAAAGACAGAAATATTTCTGTAGCTACAGCTAAGAAGTATGGAGTCAAAGCATTAACTAATAACAAAGGCGAAGTAGTAAAACATTTTTATCCTTACTATAATGCTAATGAAATTAGTGGCTATAAAATAAGAGAACCTAATAAAGTATTTTCATGGAGTGGTCAGGCAAAAGAGTCAGGTCTTTTTGGACAACAGGCTTTCAACCAAGGCGGTAAGTACATTACTTTAACTGAGGGAGAGTGCGACGCAATGGCTGCATTCGAACTGCTCGGTTCTAAGTGGCCTGCTGTTTCTGTTAAGAACGGTGCGGGTGGTGCGGTTGCTGATGTCAAGAAAAATATAGAGTACCTAGAAAAATTTACTACTGTAGTCATAGCGTTTGATAATGATAAGGTTGGTAAGGAAGCAGCTCGTAAGGTAGCAAAGCTTTTAACTCCGGGTAAGGCTAAGATTCTTACGCTTCCCGAAGAGTATAAAGATCCCAATGATATGTTACGGCAGGGCTTGCACCATAACTTTATGAATGCTTGGTGGGCCTCTAGTATTTATACACCATCAGGTGTCCTTAACTTAACCGACAACCTTGAGAAATTAATTACTCGGAAAAAAGTAGAGTCAATTCCTTACCCTTGGACTGGCTTAAACGAAAAGCTTTATGGGATGAGAAGAGGCGAGCTTGTTACTATAACAGGGGGTACGGGTTTAGGTAAGTCTAGTATTACAAGAGAGCTAGAGCACTGGATTCTTAATGAGACAGAAGATAATGTAGGCATCATTGCTCTTGAAGAAAACTGGCAGCGTACCGCCGATGGTATTTTATCTATCGAAGCTAACGAGAAGTTATACATTGAGCAGATAAGAGAACAGTATGGCGACGAGCAATACGCAAATCTTGTTAATAAAGTTTTTACTGGCGGAAATGAAAACCGCCTTTGGATACATGCTCACTATGGGGCAACCGACTTTGATGATATCTTATCTAAGATTAGATACATGATTATTGGATGCAATTGTAAATGGATTGTTGTAGATCACTTACACATGCTAGTTATGAGCGCTGCCTTTGGCGATGAGAGAACTACTATTGATAATATTATGGGTGCACTTAGCCGACTTGTTAACGAAACAAATGTAGGCATGATATTAGTATCACACCTCCGTAGAATTGAAGGTAACAAAGGACATGAACAAGGCGTTAGTGTAGGCCTCTCGCACCTCAGAGGGTCTGCAAGTATAGCTCAAATATCTGACTGTGTTATTGGCTTGGAACGCAATCAACAATCAGATGATCCCCAAGAAGCAAACACAACACATCTTCGCATACTTAAGTCTAGATATACAGGTGATGTAGGGATGGCAACTCACTTGCTTTATGATAGAGATACTGGTAGACTTAAAGAAGTATTCATAGAAGAAGAAACTAGCGAGTTAGAATTATGAAATCTTTAGTCTTTGATATAGAAACAGATGACTTAAAAGCTACTAAGATATGGTGTATATCTGCGCTTGACGTAGACACAGAAGTTCAAGTATCTTTTGGACCTTCTCAATTGCAAGAGGGTTTGCAGCTACTTAAAGATGCAGATAAATTAATTGGGCATAACATTATTGGCTTTGATATACCCGTCATTAAAAACCTAACTGGCGTAGACTTAACAGATAAAAATATAGTAGATACTTTAGTTTTATCACGCTTGTTTAACCCAGTGCGTGAAGGCAATCATGGGCTAGAAAGATGGGGCTATGCCCTAGGCTCTCCTAAGATTGAGTTTGAGGAGTACACAAAGTATAGTAAAGAAATGCTTAAGTATTGTGAGCAAGATGTATACCTTAACTATAAAGTATATGAAGCTTTGAAAAAAGAATCTAAAGGTTTCTCTAGAGAAAGCGTAACGCTTGAGCATGAGACCTGTAAGATCTTAGCTGCTCAAAGAACTCATGGCTTCTTCTTCGATGTTGAAGAAGCGAGTAAGCTGTTAGCTTATCTAAACAGTAGGACAGCTCATATAGTAAATAAAATAAATGAGGTATTCAAACCCAAGAAAAAAACTAGAAAGATATTTAAAAGATACAGCCCTAAAGGACGGCTGTTAAAAACAGGGATTGATAATTTTAATAAGGGTACAAGATTAACTGATGAAGAGTATGCAGTTATAGAGCGTACAAATTTTGTAGAAAGAATATATACACAAGAGTTTAACCCCGGATCAAGACAACAGATAGGCGAGTACTTAAAAGATTTTGGTTGGAAGCCTGTTGAATATACACCTACAGGTCAGCCTAAAGTAGATGAAAAAATTCTTTCTGAAATTAAAGGTATACCAGAAGCAGAAGTAATAGCTGAATACTTAATGCTACAAAAAAGAATAGCTCAAATTAATTCTTGGTTTAAAGAACTAGACGAAGACTCTAACAGAGTACATGGTTTTGTAAATCATAATGGTACTATCACAGGAAGAATGACACACCGTAATCCTAACATGGCACAGATACCCAGCACTAACTCTAGCTACGGCAAAGAATGTAGGGCTTGTTGGACTGTACCTAAAGGATATAAACTTGTAGGCATTGATGCGTCTGGACTAGAGCTAAGAATGCTTGCCCATTACATGAACGATGAGGACTATACAAATGAAATTCTCAATGGAGACATACACACCACTAATCAAAAGCTTGCAGGACTTGAATCAAGAAATCAGGCTAAGACTTTCATCTATGCCTTACTATACGGAGCAGGAGATGCTAAACTTGGAACAGTGGCTGGAGGAGGTAAAAGTACTGGAAGGAACCTTAGAAAATCATTTATTAGTAATCTCCCATCATTTAAGGCTGTTAAAGATAGAGTCGCTAGAGCAGCAACACGCGGCTACCTTAAAGCATTAGACGGCCGTAAGTTGTATGTAAGATCAGAGCACAGCGCCCTTAATACTTTACTACAAGGAGCAGGAGCTATTGTAATGAAGCAGGCATTGGTTATACTAGATAAGAAAATCAAACATTTAGATGCGCACTTTGTTGCTAACGTACACGATGAATGGCAGATAGAAGTCCGACAAGATCAAGCTGATGAGGTAGGTAGGCTAGGTGTTGAGGCAATCATTGAAGCTGGTAAGGTTCTTAAACTTAACTGCCCCCTCGACGGGGAATATAAAGTAGGAGATAACTGGAGTGAAACACATTGATAGGACAACTAGATTTGTTTGAAGAAACATATGTTTTATATGGAAAGATGTACGCTAGTGATGGTGTATATATTCCAGATATAATTTGTACAGGAGTTTATGAACATTGTAAAATGATTGAGGAATCAGACCCTTGGGATGAATACCTTTACACCTATATAGATTTTTATTCCGACTAAAGAGGAACTTGAAATGAAACCAACTAAAATAACAAACACCAAACCAAGGCATGAGCCTAACAGATTAGGTGATATGGCAGAACACTACGCTATCACTTGGTTATGGGACAACGGTTATCATGTCTTTAAAAACTGTGGTTGCACCGGACCTATAGACATTGTTGCTTTAGATCCCCAAGGAAAAGTAACATTGATAGATGTTAAGTCTTACAAGGATGGTAGACTAGCAGCAAAGACACCGCTTCAAAAAAAACTTAACGTACAGTACCTCCACTATAACTCCCTCACACGCAAATGTAGATTCGTAAGGCATCGCACATGAATATAGTAGAAGATATATATAAAAAACTAGACACCTTAAATGACGGACCCCTAGATCTTTCCGATAAAATTATAGATGACTTTGGCCTAGCCATGAAGGAAGCCATTAGGTCTTGGGCGACCCCTCAGAAAAAAGACAATAAATTTTATTTAAGAATGTCTAACATTGGTAAGCCCGCTAGAAGATTGTGGTATGATAAACAAACAGAACTTGAAAACAAAAGACTTGAACCTTCTTTGTTCATTAAGTTTTTATACGGCCACTTACTAGAAGAAGTTATTCTTTTGTTAGTCAGACTCTCGGGCCATAAGGTAACAGACGAGCAAAAAGAAATTGATATTGAAGGTATTAAAGGACACATGGATTGTAAGATTGATGACATTGTTGTTGATGTAAAATCTGCTTCCGGTTTTTCCTTTAGTAAATTTAGGCAGGGCATCCTAAGAGAAGATGATCCTTTTGGTTACATTGCCCAGCTAACAGCATATGAAGAAGCAGAAGGGACGACTGACTCAGGGTTTTTAGTTATTAACAAAGAGACAGGCGAGCTTTGTTTTCATCAACCCGATGAGTTAGATAAGCCTAACATTAAGAATCATATTAAAGATCTTAAAAAGAAACTAGACTTGAAAACTCCACCTGAATTATGTTATGATCCAATACCAGAAGGTAAGTCAGGTAACATGAGGATTGCTAAGAACTGCATGTACTGTCCTCATAAAAAAGAATGCTTTAAAGATTCTAATAATGGTAAAGGGTTGAGAGCCTTTAGATATGCAAAAGGATTAACATACTTTACTAAGGTTAAAGTTATGCCAAAGGTAGATGAAATTTATGAATGGTAAACGATCAAAAAAAATTAACAAGAAAGCAAAAGAACTAACTATAGAATGGTTAAAGACTTTGCTTAACGAAGAGGAAGCAGCTAAGATAACTAAACTTCCTCCTAATAACTTAGTGTATAACCGCAAAGGAACTGCTATGTCTATGCCTTATTCTTATAAAGGAATAAAAAGAAAATTAAAAAAATTAAAAAGTATAGAGCACTTAACTCTTAAGGATATTTAGTGGCTGCAAAAATAAAATCGGGCTTGCGTAAACGTAGAGTAAAAAGACCTGTGGAAAAAAAAAGCTACGATCGTAGTCTTAAAGGCTACGATTCTAATTGGGAGTATGAATTACACACAGGTATTTTAAAAGACTGGGACATCCATACAGATACAGTTGATTATATTGTGGAGCATACATACCACCCTGATTTTATTAAAAAAATTAAAGGGACTACAATTTTCTTAGAGGCAAAGGGCCGCTTTTGGGATCACGCAGAACACAACAAATATGTATGGGTAAAGAAAGCATTACCTAAAAAGATAGAACTCGTGTTTTTGTTTGCCGACCCCGCAGCCCCGATGCCCGGAGCAACGCGGCGCAAGGATGGTACTAAAAGATCACACGCAGAATGGGCTGAGCGTAACGGCTTTAGATGGTACAGCGTGTACAACATACCCAAAGAATGGATTGATTCATCGACGCGACTTGAAATAAACCCTGACTATCCGGAGGAACAAGAGTGAAACAAAACACAAAGAAAAAACTTAATGACGCGACACCCGAAGAGTGGGATAATGTATCCAAGCCAGCCCACTATAACAGCGGAGACATTGAGTGCATCGACGGAATAGAAGCCATGTTAACAAGAGACGAGTTTATAGGTTACTTGCGCGGAAACAGCATGAAGTATCGCTGGAGATTCCCGTACAAAAACGGAACAGAAGATCTGAAGAAAGCAGAGTGGTACGAGAAAAGACTACTAAGGATTCTGGAGAGTAATGGATAAGAATTATGTAGACAGGAAGGCTGAGCGTAGGGATAAGTACAACAAGAAACGCAAAGGCAAGGTTACTAAAGATCATAAGAACTTTAAGAGTATTAGGCTTGAAGAAATAAAAAATTTTGAGGACATAGAGGATTTAAAAAATGGATCAATATCAACAGTACATTCACAAGAGTAGGTACGCACGTTACTTAGATGAGGAAGGACGTAGAGAAACGTGGGCTGAGACAGTCAACCGTTATCTTTCTTTCTTTGTAGAACGTAATCAACTAGGTGCGTCAGAAGCCGAAGAACTTTTCAATGCTATTGCTGATCAAAAGGTAATGCCGTCTATGCGTTGCATGATGACAGCAGGCCCAGCTTTACACCGTGACAATGTTGCAGGCTTTAACTGCTCCTACCTCCCTATCGATAGCCCCCGTTCTTTTGACGAGCTTATGTATATCTTGTTGTGCGGCACAGGCGTAGGCTTTAGTGTAGAGCGGGACTACGTAAGCAAACTACCAGAGGTGGCCGACAGCTTCCATGAGACCGACTCTACGGTTGTTGTATCTGACAGTAAAGTAGGATGGGCCAGTGCTTTCAGAGAGCTTATAAGCCTGCTGTACGCCGGTAAGATTCCTAAGTGTGACTTAACTAGGGTACGTCCTGCTGGAGCTAGACTGAAGACCTTTGGCGGTAGAGCCAGTGGACCACAGCCTTTAGCAGATCTATTTAACTTTACTGTTGATCTGTTTAAAGCTGCTACAGGCCGTAAGTTAACGTCACTAGAGTGTCACGACTTGGTATGCAAGATAGCTGACATCGTTGTTGTAGGCGGTGTACGGCGCTCTGCTTTGATCTCATTAAGTAATGTAACCGATAACCGCATGGCTAATGCTAAGAATGGTGAGTGGTATTTAAGCAACGGGCAGCGAGCCTTGGCTAACAACAGTGCTGTTTATTCTGAGAAGCCTGACTTTGATACCTACTCTTCTGAGATGAAGCGTTTGTATGATTCTAAGTCTGGTGAGCGTGGTATCTTTAGCCGCATTGCAGCTCAGAAAGTAGCTGCGCGTAACGAACGGCGGGACGCTACACATAAGTTTGGTACTAATCCTTGCAGTGAAATTATTCTCAGGCCCTACCAGTTCTGTAATCTATCAGAGGTTATTGTTAGAGCAGATGACACTGAGGATACCCTTATAGAAAAGGTACGGGTTGCTACAATTTTAGGAACTCTTCAGTCTACTATGACTGACTTCCGTTACCTACGTAACATCTGGAAAAAGAATACAGAAGAAGAAGCATTGTTGGGTGTGTCTATGACAGGCATTATGGATTGCAAACTAACTAACGGCTCAACTGGTGATGAAAATTTAGGGCGGCTCTTAGAAAACCTTAGAGACGTTGCGATACTTACTAACAAAGAATGGGCAAATAAACTAGGGGTTAATCCTTCTGCTGCTATCACTTGCGTTAAGCCTAGTGGTACTGTTTCACAGTTAACTGATAGTGCTAGTGGTATTCACCCACGCTTTAGTGAGTATTATATTAGGACTGTAAGAGCTGATAAGAAAGATCCATTAGCTACAGCAATGATTGACAAAGGCTTTCCGCACGAAGAAGACGTAATGAATAACTCTAACTGGGTATTTAGTTTTCCTCAAAAGGCTCCTAACAAAGCGGTAACTGTAGAAAGCATGGGGGCTATGGAGCAGTTAAAGCTGTGGAAGATCTATCAAGATAGCTGGTGTGAGCATAAACCCTCAATGACTTGTTACTATAATGATGATAACTTCTACTCTGTTTGTCAGTGGATCTGGGAAAACTTTGATAGCGTCAGTGGCATTAGCTTTCTTCCTGAAGCAGAGCACGTATATAAACAAGCTCCGTACCAGAAGATAGATAAGGATACGTATCAAAAGCTTTTAAAAGATATGCCTAAAGATATGGAGTGGGACATTGAAGAATCAGATGATAACACTGAAGGTACACAAACTCTAGCCTGTGTTGCAGGAGTATGTGAGATATGATTGAAGGCAACTTACTTTCTTTTAGAATTTTTATAGACAAGAAAGGTAAAGTAGTTACAGAGTTGAGTGGCCTACCTGAAAATAAAATTAATACTGTATTTAAAGATGAGTACACTCGCTCTTATATACGTACCATATTAAGGGAAGGACACAGTAAACTAGATGGTTTACATGCTCACTTAGAAAATCAAATAGGGGCTTTATAATGGACGATATATTTTTCACACCCGAAACAAGGCTAGCAACTGTCCTAAGAATTAACTCAGAAATTATTTCATCACTAGCCAGCGTAGAACTAATGGAGGAAAACATTGAAGTCCTTACACGGCTTCTAGATGCTCACTCAAACTTTGTACTGTCTGTCTCTGATAAAGTTATACAATCAGAACGGTTAGATATTAAGTCGGTTAAGTAATTACCACTTAGCTTTGTCGGCCCAGTAAGCAGCAGACATCTTTCCTTTTTTAATGTTTTTAGCATGTCTGGCTTTAAATGATTTACGCTTTGCTTTCATGCGATCAGACTCCCCGGCTTTAGGTTTACCTGCTGTGCTAGCTCCCTGCTCCCCGAAGCGAATAGTTTTAACTTTATCGCCTTCTTTGGCTACAACAACATGAGATTTTTTAGGATGCTTAGGGGTTCTTTTAGGTTTATTATAACCACTAACTCCTGCTCGTTCTAATCTAGGGTCTTTACCTTTTGTCATTTAAAATCTCCTCTTCCTTCTTAGTCAACCAAGATAATACAAACAATAAAAATGTCACACCAATAAAGCGCATCATACCTTTCTATGCTTTCTAGTTTTAGCTGCAATCTTTTTAGGTTGCTTGCTGTGCTGCTTACCAGCCTTAGTATCCTTACGTTTCTTTGCGCTTGTCTGAGCGTACTCAGCAGAGCTTAGAGACTCCCTAGCCTTTTTAGGCAGGTAGCGTTCTCCTGTTTCACTAGACTTCTTACCAGACTTAGTACCCCAGTCCTGTTTTGTCCAAGCCTTTAAAGACTTCTGAGGTTTCTTGATAGCCATTACTTATACCCTCCACCCTTAGCCTTGTATTCTTTAGCTAACATCTGAGCCTTACGAGCCGACCACTGACCAGCCTTACCACCTTTAGTCCCAGCTTTAATCTTATTAAAAAGATTTTTACGCATAGTAGGCTTAGTATAATTACCCGCTTTATTAACAGTAGATTTTTTATCAGTCATTTTTATTATTCCATAAATCAAATAAGACACGAATCTTTTCTTTTATTGTTTCTATATCGCCGTGCATTTTAGCAAGCACAATTACAAGCGTAACAAAGCCCATCATAATGGGCCACGTAGCGTTTACAAATTCTACTGAGGTCATCTAATAACTCCACACCCAAGGCCTCGGCCTGCTTTCGCTCCACTCTAAATCGTCAAGATGAATAAAGCGGCCAGTCCCTTTTTGTTTTACGCCTATTCCACTTAGGCCCATGCTTAGTGCAGCTTCTAAAAGCCTGTGAGCTTGGTTACCAGACACCGCTATGTCTATAGCCCTCCCGGATACATGCGCCCCT